AATGTGACCGTCAATCTCTACAATGCTATTGCTATTTGGAACAATATATTGAGTCCCGTTAAATGCACCTGCTGTGTCAGTGACTTCATTCCACTGTACATCGGTCGTGTTGGCAGTAAATGAACCTCCGGCATTTCCAGCTGCTGCAACAGTTACAGTCTCAGTAAGGTTTTTATACACAAACGGATTCGTACTACACTCAATATCATCGACTTCAAATATATCACCATTTGTTGGTGCATTAACAAAATGGAAACCGACTGTTACCTGAGTACAGTTTGCTGGTGGGTAAAATGTTGTAGCGTATCTTGTGGCTGACCCAGCTTCACCAATAACATCAAGCGAGCTATTAAGCCTCTGGCTATTTGTTACGTCCCAAACAATAACATCGATATCGACAGTGCCATCCCACTTCCAGTAAAATGAAAGACCGCTATCGTTAGCTATCTGCTTGGGATCAATATCCTTTGTAGGTAAAGCGAAATAGTCGTTCTGTGATGATGCACCAGCTGTATATTTAACCGAGGCATCACCGTTTATTGGGGCTACCGTTTCTGTTGATAATGTACCATTGAGCACACCGCCGCCGAGGAATGTAGCGTTATTACCACTTACTAGGTCAGTATGATCTGTAGTAAGGAAGTTCTCTGCTAGCCAAACATCAAGACCACCTGATCCAGCCTGACCAAACTCCCAATCGTTTTCATCTTTGTTAACAACTAGAGCAAGCCCCTTGTTGCCGACAAGACTAGACTTGCCAGTACCGCCCTTGTTGTATGGAAGCGCACCTTCAATCTCGTTGCCAGTACCAGCATCATCAAGCTGAACCTTAGTTGTGCGTCTTGCTTCAGGCATATGTTTCTCAAGCATGAGCTGATCTACAGTTGTGCCATCATCGAGCTGTGGTCTATTAGTGTCCGATCTAAAATAAATCAATCCCTTAAAGGTCTGTGCGACTGCTCCGGGGATATGTTCTAACACTAGCTTTTTAAATTGACCGTACTTACCGCTCATATGTTACCTGTTGATTTTAATAAAATAGTTCACCGTCACGTTCTTAGGAGCAACGTCACGCCCACTTGTTTGCTTGGTCACATTGAATCCGTTTTCTTGGAATGCACCGTCACCAGTTCCAATGTTCTCATTTGGAAGCTGAACACCCGTGTCTGCAACAATGACTTGGTTCTGGGTTGGAATAGACACACCGATACCATCGAATCTCTTGTTGAAAACTAGGCCCACATTGTCTGTTTCAAATATGCCCAGATCCTTGTCACCTGCCGGGTTCTCATCACCGTCTGCACGACCATTATTCTTGCCGCGTAAAAACATACCACGAAGATCTGGCACAGAACTATTTCCAGTAAGCGCTTCATAGTCAGATCCGGTAACCAGCTTACCATCGCATAGCGTCCATGTTCCATCTACCTCTGCTGTAAATTGCGCCTCTGTTAAAAACGAAGCCCTAACATCGCCTAGTGCGTGTTGCTCAGCAACCTTAACACGCTTAAACGATGTGCCTGCCTCTCCAATTAAAAGCTCGCCTGTCTCATAGTTGTAGTAAACCATGCCTGTCTGCTTTCGCAGGGCAGCTTCACCTGCTGTGTCTGTTGTCTGAAGACTTGCTTCGTTGAGCGATCCTTTAACTTCCATTATGCTTCAATCCCTGTTAGCCTGTAGTTACCAGCTGGCAATGATACATCAACGCTGGCCGTGACCGTTGTGGCTGTTAATACTAATGTCACAGCCATTATCTCACCTGTTGACGTTTCTGTCAGCTGCCATAGCGCATTACGTGCATCATCGATCTCTGCTGATACGTTCACACCAGCTTCGATCTGTACGTTTGTATGCAGTGCACTATAGCTATTATTGCCAACCTTCTTGAACTCTGTCCCGTTATTGATATATAGGAAACCAGAGTCTGTTGAGTATGCTTGCCTACCAACGTCTGCTGCGTTGAACAAGCCAGCTAGCCCAGCATCTGTAGTGTTTTGGAACCTGCCACCGATAAACTCACCACTCATAAATAGGTCATCAAACCTAGCGACTGCCTGACCAAGAGACAGTGTACCGTCTGCGCTTGGGTCTATAGAAGCGCCTATGATAAGCCCATCTGCATCTACTGCATTATTGAGTAGCGATAGTGTCTGAGTCGTAAGTGTGCCACCGTTTAAACTCTGTCCACCAGCTCGTCCTGAAAGCAACGCGAACTGAGTATGCCCTGCATCTCCTGTCGTCAATCCTGACAAGTTGGAGTGCGTGATCTCTGTGTCTGGAGCAGAGGCTAACCACTGTGATCCATTATAAAATAAGGCATCTCCAGCTTGTGCTGGCTGCGTTCTTAGAGTGTCTCTAAATGCAGCATTGCGTAGCTCTAGTAGCTCAGAGACGATGAAGTTGGAAGTCCCGTCACTAATCTGGGAGGATAGGTAAATTGTGCTCCAACGCTCTGTTGCCGTACCAATAGCTCTTGACGCATCAGCATCTGGTGCCAGGACGGAGTTGAAGTCGATTCTGTTTGTTGAGCTACTAATGGCCTGACCATTCAAAGTCAGATTGTCCACATCAAGCTGACCAGTGATATCAACAGTACCAGTGACTGTTTGACCTATGGTCTGCATTGAGCTGAGAACATTAACAACACCAATACCGTTTGCTTGTAGCTCTAGGTTCGTGTTGAGTGTCTGGATCGAGACTGTATTTCCATCGATAAGGACATCATCAATGGACAACTGACCAGCAGACAGGATTGCCGCTGTGATTGTTCCTGTCGTGTCGAGGTCTTCGTCTCCGAAGTCAATTGTTCCAGACGCTGAAGTGATGCTACCAGCACCAAGAATAAGATCAGATGCAATAGTAGTAACACCAGCAGCAAGAGTCCCGGTCGTCGAGAGGTTCTCATCGCCAAAACTAATAGCTCCGGTAGAGTCAGTGATGCTACCAGAAGCAACAACAATACTATCGGCACCAGCTGTAGCACGCAAGCTGGTAGATGCTGTAATAATTGCTCCATCGATATCTCCTGTAGTGCTCAGGTTTTCATCGCCGAAGCTAATCTCTCCAGATGTATCAGTGATTGAACCCTGTACACCATTTGAAGTGATGGTCATTGTGGCAGTACCGACGATCAGTGTGCCAATATAAGCGTTCTGCCATCTCTCTGTAGCAGTACCTAAATCGTAGCTAAGATCAGCAAGCGGTCTAAAGTCATCATCCACTTGCACAAAGCCAGTATGCCCAGCAGCATCACCATTGTTAGCATGTAGAGTGAGATGTTGATTAGCTTGATCGCCACCGTAGATGTGCTGGCCTGCTTGGTCGCCCGCGAGCGGTAGTTCTGTGATCGGATCATAATCAGTTACCCCCATCTTTCTAACGTAGAGATATTGTGTTTGATCAATCAAACCGCTAATGACTGAGTCTGTACCCCAATCCATATCTCCAACTTTGTTCCACTGTGGAACGGCTTGACCATCCCATTGTGACCACATGTACTGAGCAGCTTTCCCATCGCCATCATCTTGCACGATCCTAAGATCGCCAAGATCATTCCCGGCTGCTGGAAGTGAAGCTACATCAGCTACTGGTGGCTTAGTCTTTGGATATAAAACTGCTAAGATATAATCGATTGCCAACTGCGCGTTTGTTACGGCAGCTGGTAGTGAATCGTTCTGATATAGAAAGTCGGTAAGCTTGTGCTTATAAGGGTGCTGTGCAGCCGATACAATCTTAAATCTTGAGTGTTCGTTTATAGACATTGCTTAGTCCTATAGGTCGGCAATATTATCAATATCGTTACCAGCCCCAACCTGAATCTGCTCATACCCAGGCCATGCAACAATCTCTTCTTCTTGTGCAATAATCTGGAATGAAACTGAGTCGTACTTATATTTTGTTCTTAGGCATGGATCATTGATCTCTGCTTGAAGCGGAGCCTCATATGCCACGCTGATGTTTCCAATTGTGTCGTATTCATAGACAGCTTTGTATGCATTTTGCATCATAGCTTTAACTTGCTGGAGTGATTTGCTGTCTCTATATCCAGTTTCTTTTGCCATCTATTTGTCCTTGCTTTCTATCAAATGGAATATTAGTCGATCTAATTTCTTGTTTACTTGGTCAATATCATTATCGTACTTTGATTGCTTATCTTCAATATGTTTAACCTTAAGCTCTAACTGCTGAACCTGCCTCATTGCTGTGTATGCTTCAGCCCCAAGTCCAGTGACAATACCAGCTAATATACCACTGGCAATTAGCCATCTAAGCGTCCTTGCCATAGAGTTTCTCCCATATGTCTGTAGGTTCAACAAAGTCGATAGGCTTATTAAACTGCATATTAGCTGCCCTCGCTATAAGCTCTGAGCATATAAACGCCTTGCCTTTATCTATAAACCATTCTACACCAAATAAGCGGTGCATTACTATTCCTAATATATTACGGATACTGTATGGTTTTTGTAAATTACTCAGTGCGTAAGATATGAAGCTGTCGAATTCTCTATCATCGCATTCGATCCATTGCTCTCTGATTATCACATTCTGGTCTTTGAAGTTCTGGTGGGTTATGAGGTGCACCTCGCCATAACTAGCCTCGAATACAAGCGATATGTCCTTCATGTAGAATCTGATATATGTGTGGCTGTATGGTGTCCAGCCCTGCCATAGCCTTGTTAGAAAGCTAAACAGTTTGAACTTTTTAGGTCTTGAGAAGCCTATTCCGATCACCAATCATCCCCTTCTTGTAGTTGGCTTGGGCTAACCTGCTGTTGGTCTACAAAGTTATAGAGGTTTGCCACAAAGTCTACTGGATTAGCTCCAACATTGTGATATTCGATCACAACTCTTACGCCATTTGTTGGAGTAGTTGGGAATAGAATGTCTTTCATTTCAGTATTCGGCATGACCATCCACTCTTTCGCGAACTTCTTATACCTCTTCCAAGCGCTCAAGGGTGGAACGTAATACTCTGTCCACAATGTTAGATAGTCTCCCTTGTTACTGTCCCAAGCGTAGAATGATATGCCGTTGAAATATTGTCGATCAATATGCTGTGGAAGATTTACAGTGTAATAATAGGTAGCAACCTCACCAGCAGGGGCAGTCATTACACCCATCCCCTCAAGTCTTGCATCTAACAGTGGAGCATTATTGATATTGAAACTCATTATCTATACTCCTTCCAAGACTGTACCCAAGATAGTTTTGAGTTCGAGGATAGTGTTCCGGCAATCAGGGCAACAATATCAGAGTTTCCAGAAATATCTCTTCCCATAAATATATCTGTATCGTTTAGCTTTGCTTCCGAGTCGTCATTAACTCTTGCGTATCCATCTTCAAACATAAATCCAGTTCCAGTTGTGAATCCAAGTGATCCAACATTTGAGGCGTACTGAATACAGGATTGATCTGCATCTGCCCAAGTCGGTGTCCCTGTTATTGTTGGATTCTGGATAAGCTCCCAGTGAACCGTTGAGTTCCCTGAGTTTACTGCAATAAGAGTTTTCAACATCTTAACAGAAGCATACGGAGCGCTTGGATTGATTCTAAATAATGCCAATATTTCCGGTGTTGAATTGACTTTCACTTCAGTGTATTCAATTGCAAGCGACCTAATTCTGGAAATGCTTCCGGCATTACCCTCAACCTCCATCGAACAACAAGTGACTTCAATAGTGTCCGCTGATACCGGAGTTCCTGTCGTTTCAATTTCTGTTCTAAATGGAAGAATAACGCTTGCACAATATGCCTCTGCTTGTGTTCCAGAATAATACTGCTTATGTAGAACTATTGGCATACCGTCGATAACTACACCGAATCGAACGCCACCAATAGAAAGCCAAGCGTAGTCAATCCAGAATAGATATTTGTTTTCAGGATTAGCTGTGTGTCCACTTGCGCCCGTTCCATCTAGCTTATCGCCATTCCATGATGATTGAGGAATTTTTGTATCAACAACCGAGCCGGAAATATTTGAACGGATAACAACATTTAATGTCGTACCATCGGCTTCAAAAAATAATCCATTGTTATCGTCAAATAACCCATGCCTTTTCCTAACGCCTGCCTGAGCACCTTTAAAGTTTGCTGTGTAGTGAACAAGGTGCGACTTTCCAGCATAGTATTCTAAGTGCCTACGACTCTGAAGGATTGCCTTTGATCCAGTTGTAGTTGTGACCGCAAGCTCTCTGACGACTCTCTGATTAATCTGCTGAGTTGTCGCTCCTGTAACGAGTGACGTATCCCAGTAGGTATCAAAGTCAAAGCTGTCCCTGAAGACGTATTGCCAGATATTTGTCGGATTGGAAACTCTAAGTCTTGAGAAGGCATCAAGCTGTGAACCGGGATCGAGAGTCATCCCAACCCCGGTTACAGTTTTTCTTTTGCCATCATCTAAGACGAGTAGGCCTGCGCTCACTAGCTATCCTATAGCTGGATACAGTCATCAATATCGGTATTGACTTCTGTTGCTGAAGTAGCAGAGCCTAGTAGCTGATGAATACTTCCAGTGTCTACGGCTGGATCGAGTGGAGTAGTGATAACGCCACCAGCAGTGCCGAGATACACACGCTGCCCGGGAGTCAATCCAGACAGGTCGTCGTTTGGTCCTTCAAAGTAGACGATAGCTGTAGCTGCATCGGCATATGATGCTTTAACAAAACCATGCGCTTCACGTCCATTAGAGTTGTCGGCGAGTCTGACCTTTGGAGTACCACCGTTATTAAAGATATTTACATAGTCACCAGCAGCTAGCCCAGAAGTATCTTCAACAACAATTGAAGCTACGTCAGGTCCAACGCCTACTGGAAGAACTGTCTCGTCAAGTTTACCAGAGCTATTAAGAGCTACTAGATCACCATCGTTACCAGCACCAGATGATACAACAGTCGCTTGTTTTGTGGCAATCTTACCACTGTTTAATTCGAGATACCGTTTTGCTGCCATGATTTCCTCCTACAGAATAATTGGCTCAGATATGTTTATGAACATTGCACCCGGCCCTAGACTTGAGCCAACCCTTGTACGGATACCCGTAGTCGGAGCCACATTTGTCAACGTGCCATTGGATGCTAGGTAAATATTATCACCTTCTGGGAAATTTAGAAACGAATCAAAGTACGTTCCATAAGTTTGATACTTGATCTCAACACCATCAAGACCAGCTGATCTGCTGATTCCAACGACTTGAGCGTTTTCATATGTGTCAGGCTCAGCGTGGCTGACTCCTGTTAATACTTTCTTTAATGCCTTGACAGCACTCACTGTGCCTACAGCGAAGTCCTGTTCTATAAATCCTTCTGATCCACAGCATGGATTAGCTGGATTAGCAGGCGGTGTCCCAACTGGTGGGAGAGAGTCTGGTATAGATCCAACAGCAGCGTCCTCGCACTCTTGCGTCCATTCTGCAATCACAGGAATAGATGCAATCGGATTGCCATTGTCATCATAGCTAAATGATCTAAATAGAGATGGCGCATTAAGTACGGTAAATTTTCCGTTAAATGCTCCAGCTGGTAGCTGCTCAACTCTTGTTTTATATTGTGCAATTAGATTATTGTCGTCGTCGTAGAAACTACAGACCTTTTGAAGCATGTTATTTTCTTCAAGCGTTAACCATTCTTCAATATTGAACTTGGTAGCATCAAAGGCCATAAGCAAAAATAGGGAGGTCCGAAGACCCCCCTACTCCAATTAGTATGAAATACTGTGGATAATTCCGCAATGAGACGGAGTGTGGCAAACAAGTTCACCGAAGAAGCGAACGTCAACGCTATACTTGTAACCAGTTGTGG